AAAGGACCACAGGGTTCGTCAATAAAAGGACCTAAGGGAGGCGTTGGTAATTCACCAACTGGTGCTCCGGGTGGAACAGGTGGTAAAGGACCCGTAGGTGCACAAGGACCTGTCGGAGACTCCTCTCAAGGACCCACGGGACCTGGAGGAGAACCAACATATGGTTTACCAGGAGCAACAGGACCCGCAAACCCTGGTCCCACAGGACCTCAAAACGTTCAAGGTGCTCAAGGACCAAAAGGTATCAAAGGGCCAACTGCTCCTAAGGGAATTAAAGGTAACAAAGGTCCAACTGCCCCTGCTGGTGCTGGTGGTGATAAAGGACCTATTGGTGCAAAAGGACCAAGAGGAAACCAAGGACCTCGTGGAGGTCAAGGTCCAATTGGAACTAAAGGTAGCCAAGGTAACTCACCACAAGGTGCTAAAGGACCACAGGGTTCGTCAATAAAAGGACCTAAGGGAGGCGTTGGTAATTCACCAACTGGTGCTCCGGGTGGAACAGGTGGTAAAGGACCGATTGGTGGTCAAGGACCTGTGGGAGATTCTTCTCAGGGGCCAGGTGGACCTACAGGTGAGAGCACTACTTGACCACAGGGTCCCCAAGGTAATGCCACACCAGGACCAACAGGTTTCCCAGGCAACAATGGTGGACCTGGTCCTACAGGTGCAAAAGGACCCCAAGGAAATAAGGGTATAAAGGGAATTAAAGGTCCTACAGCACCAGGTGGTAATAAAGGACCCGTAGGTCCAACTGGTGCGAAAGGACCAAGAGGTGCACAAGGTCCAAGAGGTAACCAAGGAGGACAAGGTGACCAAGGACCATCGCCCACAGGTGCTCAAGGCCCAACTGGTTTGGCTATACCAGGCTCTCCAGGTCCTACAGGACCCTCACCTCAAGGTGGTCAAGGACCAAAAGGTATCAAAGGTCTCAAAGGTAACAAAGGTATTGCTGGTCCTACAGGACCAACTGGTGCTAAAGGACCTAAAGGAGGTATTGGTGATAAAGGACCTACTGGTGCTGGTGGTGCTTCAGATATTAGACTAAAAGAAAACTTCCAATATTTAGAAGATTCATTAGAAAAAATTATGAAACTTAGAGGTGTTGAATTCGTTTGGGCTGACGTAGAACAAAATAGTCCTGACATTTGGGAAATCCAAGAAATTGGATTCATTGCTCAAGAAGTAAAAGAAGTCATTCCTGAATTGACATTTCAGTTCCCTTCAGGACTTTACGGTGTTAAATATGAAAACATGGTTGCTCTAATTGTTGACGGTATTCAGAAACAAAAATTGATTTTGGATGAAAAAGAAAAACAATTAGAAATACTTGAGAACAAGGTAAAAGAAAAGGGACTCATCTGAGTCCCTTTTTAGATTTCAACATTATCGTTGTAGATTTGTGTTACTTTTCTTGAATCAGGATAGTCAGGTATTCTGAAATCAATTCTTTCTCGATTGTTGTCCAAGTACTCATTCATCATATTTGTGAAGTTACCGTAATAATCAATGTCATAAGTGTTACCTTTATAATCGGAGAAGTATTCTAAAAATATATTCAGAATATTAGGTGTCACATCAATCAGATAATTTGTACGATAGAATTTTTTACCATCTTTACCCGTTATTGTGTAATCATTTCTCTCCATTTTACCCAATAATTCCTCCATACCTGAATATACTTCATCTGACATTTTATCGCCAAAAGCATCGTTGTATGCTTGATTATATGCGACGGACAACGAAGACTCCAAATCCATCAAATAGTTCTCAAATAGAAAATTTGAGGTTTGTTTATCCTCCACCATTTCACCAATATTTTCCATATTCACCTCAAGATATTCAGGATTTCCTTGAATCTCAAACATCTCATTTAGAAGTTCAATATCTTGTTCTTCAATAACTTGACGAGAAATGACCCCGTCCAACCCTTCAATTGATTTCAATTTGAACCTTTGTAGGTTATCCTTATTTAACTCATTAATCAGTCCTGATAAGTCATAAAAATCTGATGAAAACCACTCGAAATATCCATCATCACTTAAAACTAACTTTGCAACATTTTTAGCA